GGCCTCAGCCAGTACCGCCTCGCCAAGCAGCTCGGTGTCGCGCGCAGCCTCATCTCCGAGATCGAGAAGGGAACGCGCAATGCTCAACCCGAGCTACTGCGCCGGATGGCAGCGATCTTTGATTGCCCTGTCTCGCAGATTGAGGCGCGCCCGGCCACCGCGTCCACCCATGTGGACATGCCGCAAGTGCGGGACGCAGAACGAGCCGTTCCGCAGCAAATGCCGAGGGTGTCCTAGCTGATGGCCACCGCGACCGTGCAGCTCCTCACCATCCCCGAGACCGCCGCGCGCCTGCGATGCAGCGACAACCACGTCTACAACCTCATCGCCGATGGCGTGCTCAGCACGGTCGACATCGCCCGGCCCGGGTCCCGCAAGCCCAAGACCCGCGTGCCCGAGGACGTCGCTGCCGCGTTCCTCGCCGGCCGCACCAGCAAGGCCAAGCAGCTCCGCGCCGCGGGCTGACAAACGACGAGGCCCCCGACCGGTGCAAGCGGGCGGAGACCTCGGGCACGACCCCCACTCGCAACACCACGAAGGAGCAGGGCATGCAGGACGAGACTAACCCGGTCGAGAACGATCGACTGCTGTTCCCTCGCGAGGTCGCGGCCATGCTGCGCGTGAACCCGAAGACGGTCACCCGCTGGGCGATCGACGGGAAGATCGCCGCAGTCAAGACGCCGGGCGGCCACCGCCGTTTCCGCGAGTCCGTGGTCCTGGCGATCCTGAACGGCGACCAGTCATGACCGGCCCGGAGCACTACGCGGCAGGCGAGAAGCTGCTCGAATCCGCTGCCGATGTGCTGAATGCGGACTATGGCTGGATGGCCAGCCTGTCGGCCGAGGAGCGCCTCGCGCACCGTATGGCCGACCTCGCTGCCGCCCAGGCGCACTTCACCGCCGCGCAGGCCGCCGCGACCGCGCTCATGCACGGCGACGACGACACGATGCCCGCCGACTGGCATGCGTGGAACCGCGCTGCTGGCGCATCTCATCACGTCGAGGACGCCTCATGAGCACCGCGACCCTGGAGCCGATCCGCGACATCCTCGCGTTCGAGCACGAGAAGCACCTGCACCCCGCCGAGTACCGCGACATGGCGTTGACGTGCGAGATCGGGCTGCGAGCCTTCGACGCCCTCGGAGGTGCGGCATGAGCACTTTCGACTTCAAGCCCGACGAGGTCATCGACATCACGCTCAAGGGTGTCCGCGTCCGCGACCTCGCGCCCCGTGGCGAGCAGTGGCTGGCCGGGGAGATCGGCGGCTTCAGCATCACGCTGCCGCTCTGTGCGGCTGGCCTCACGGCCGAGCACGCGATCCCAGATGTGCGGCCTGGTGACTTGTGGCGCGACCGCGACGGGACGGTCTGGTTCGGGATCGAAGGCGACGACGGCCACACCTACCTGATGTGCAGCGCCGACCACTCGCTGCCCGTCCTCGACGCCGTCCGCGAGTGGGGTCCGCTGACCTCCGTGCACCGCGAGGGCCGGTCATGACCCCCGGCATCGGCCGTGCGATCGACGCACGCACCCCCCGAGCCGCTGCGGCCACCGCGACGTTCACCCGCCTCACGGTCAGCCTCACCGCAGCCGCCCCCGCGATCCCGGACATGACCGCCGGCGAGCTGACCGACCTCGCTGAGGCTCTGGCCACCCTCACCGCAGTCATCAGAACCGAGCAGGCCGAGAGGGAGTGGGTGGCCCGCAATGAGCACTGAGACCCTCCGCGACACCCCACCGGTCCTGTACCCCGTCGTCCCGCAGGCCGTGTACTCCCGCTGCTCGTACTGCTGGCAGCCCGGACCCTCCGCGATGTGCCGTGACCCGTTCGGTGAGGGCCTGCGGCGCCTGTGCGGTGGCTGCGGCCGGGCCCTGCGCACCGGCCGCGCGCCGGAGCTCACCGACGACCAGCTCACCGAGGCGTGGCCCTGGCTCGCCCGCCACTACATCAACGAACGCGCCGGCCTCAAGACCGGCGTCACCGAGGCCCACATCGACTGGGCGCTTGCCGCGCTCACCCCGGTGTGGATGCCGCCGCAGGTCGGCTGGGAGCGGTTCGAGGGCCTGTGCGAGGACCTGCTGACCCTGCAAGAGGCCGAAGGCCCGTGTGCGGTCCTGGACGTCGCTACGACCGGCCCTGACCACGACCCCGAGACGTACGTGAACGACCTGCGGGGCCTTGTCGATGACGCCGTGCACAAGCTCATCGGGAGGCCGGCATGAACGACATCAGCATCGACGTCAACGAGATCACCGGCCCGATGGTCCTCAAGCGGGACGAGCTGCTGCGGCAGGCGGCCGAGGCCGACGTCAGCGCCGAGAAGGCCCGCGCCGGAGCCAAGGACGCTGCCGAGCGTGCCCTGAACCGGGGCGAGACCGCCGCTGAGGGGTTCGAGACCGAGGCGGCCACCAAGCGGGCGTACGCGGCCCGCTGGGACGTCATCATCGCCCGCGAGCAGACCGAGGCCGGCGTGACCGTAACCCCAATCGACACGCTCGTCGACGGAGCGGGCGTCACCGGGGAGGTGGCGCAGCCGTGAGCGACCTTCTGATCACCACCGCGATCCTCGCCGTCATGGCCCTCGGCATGGTCCTCATCACGACCGTGCCGCCGGGCGCCTGCGAGCGCTTCGCGCGGGCCCGCCGCTACCACCGGACCGGCGCGCGGCACGCCCTCGTCGCTGCCGCTCCTGCCTCCCTGTCCGCTCTGAAGACCGCGCCCGACCCGGTGGTCTCCCCGTTCGCTGCGAGGACCGCATGAGCGACGAGCAGTTCGAGCGACTCCGCGACGCACTCAACGAGCACGGCAGGAGCGCCGTCGCCATCTCTGGAGACCTGGAAGACGGCATCAACGCCGACCACCAGATGGCGACGGCAGAGCGCGACGGCCTTCTTGCCGCGCTGGCTGCTGCCGAGGCTGACCGTGACCGGGCCCGTGATGCAGCGGTCGCACTGGAGCAGGAGGCCGCTCGGGTCCGTGAGTACGCCGAACACCTGACCGGCTCTGCGAACCGCGCGTACGCCAAGGCCGGGCGCGAGCTGCTGGCCATCCTCGACGGCGGTGAGCGCTGATGTTCAACGACGCCAGCCGCCTGACCCTCCACAACGCGCCCCCGACCCACTGGCAGGTCTTCGCGGTCGCACTCCTCATCGACGCGATCCTCGTGTTCGCACTGGTGATGACCCTGCTGCTGATCCAGGCGACCGCCCGGCCGGCGTGCACCTGCGACCGCGGGGAGGACGCGTGAGCGCGTCCAAGATCGTCGGCCTGGACCTGTCCCTGACCTCCACCGGCGTCGCCGGCCGCGGCTGGGCCGATCGCATCAGGCCCGGCAGCCGCGACGGCATCGAGCGCCTGCACTGGATCCGCGGCCGGATGCTGGAGTTCACCATCGGCGCCGAGTTGGTCGTCATCGAAGGGCCCTCCTACGGCTCAAAGGGCGGCTACCAGCACGAACGAGGCGGCCTGTGGTGGCTCGCCGCCTGGACGCTGGCGTGTCACGACACGCCGTACGCCGTCGCCACGCCCGGCCAGCTCAAGAAGTACGCCACCGGCCGGGGCGGCGCCGACAAGGACGAGGTGCTCGCTGCGGCCGTCCGCCGGTTCCCCGACGTCAATATCACCAAGAACGACGAGGCGGACGCGTACTGGTTGTGCGCCATGGGCCACGACCTGCTCGGTGACCCGCTGGCCGACATGCCCAAGGTGAACCGCGAGGCGCTCGTTAAGGTCGCGATGCCGATGGCGGTGAGTGCCTGATGCCCACATCCGAATGGATCGAGTCCGCGGGCTACGTACGCAAGGCGCCGACCGGCGGCGGGATGGTGTCCAACTACCAGCACATCATGACCATGGCCCGCGCCGATGAGAAGCGCGAAGCCGAAGACCGGGTGCTCGCCGCCCGGACCGTGCAGCGCATTGGCCGCGAGCACGCCGGCGAGCTGCTGACGATGCTCGGTTTGGACGCCGCGCCGGATCCGAAGCCTCGCGTGAAGCCGAAGCTCCAGCACGGTGCCGTGGCGGAGAAGCTCTGCCCGAACTGCGGGGAGACCAGGCCGGCCGCCGAGTACGTCCGCAGGCCGAAGCACAAGGACGGCCTGGAGACCTACTGCCGCCCCTGCGGGCGCAAGAAGAAGAACGAGTGGACGGCACGGCAGCGCGCCAAGACGGGGGCGCTGTCATGAAGGGCATCGACCCGCTCGGCACGTTGCCGCTGTTCGAGACACCGGACGCGCCGAAGGTCTTCAAGCCGAAGGTGACGTCCAAGGTCGGCACGCCGAAGTGGAGCAAGTACCGGCCGAAGAACCCGGTGACCTGCCACCACTGCACCCTCTACCTGCACCAGAACGGCGGCCGGGGACCGGCCAGTCAGGACGCCAAGTTCCGGCGCCAGGTTGGCAAGGACATCGAGCTTCTGTGCCACTCACACGCCCAGCTCCAGCGCGAGCAGGACGGCCTGCCCAAGTTGAAGGAAGGAACGGCGTGATGGACCACCTCCAAGATGCCGGCGAGATTATCGCCAAGACCATCAAGGCGACCGCCGACCCGCACGCCGGCTGGTTGAAGTACGCGCCTGCCGGTGGGACTGCGGTCCGCGCTCTCGTTGAAGCAGGGTGGACGCCGCCCGGTGATGGCACCGCAGACGAGCGGCTCCGGCAGACGGTCCTCTACGAGCAGGATCTGGCCCGGCAAGCGTGGGAGCATCTCGCCCGCGTGGAAGCCGAGAAGGACGCAGCGGGCGAGTTCCGCATGAAGTTCCTCGGCATCTGGATGGGCCTCCGTGACGGCTTCGCCCAGCGGACCGCGGCTGCGCGGATCGCTCACGAGCCGGAGCCGACGTACACGGGCGAGCAGGTCATGAAGTGGCTGGACAACATGCTCGACCGTTCCGACAAGGCCAGCGAGCGGGCCAAGACGAAGTCGCTCAAGGCGAAGCAGGCCGAGCGAGTCGAGGCCGGCTCGTGACCATCGACAACGCCCCGGCCACGCCGCTCGACATGGACATCGTCCGCGACGAGCTGCTGTGGGCCATCACCGACGCCATCACCAACCACCCCCGCTCCCAGCAGGTCCGCATCGGGCCCTCGGAGATCGGCATCGAGTGTGCGCGCCGGCTCGGGTTCAAGCTGGCCGGTGTCGAGCCGGTCAACGACCGCGGCGTGCCGTGGAAGCCGACCATCGGCACTGCCATGCATACCTGGCTCGGCGCGGCAATGGAGCGGGCGAACGGCCTGCTCGGCGAGATGCCCGCGGCGGCCGGAGGCGGCCCTCGGTTCCTCATCGAGCAGAAGGTGCTGGTCGGCCAGATCCTCGGCGAAGACATCGACGGCGACACCGACGTCTTCGACCGCGCCACCGGAACCGTCATCGACTGGAAGATCGTCGGCGGCGAACAGCTCGCCAAGTACCGCAAGAACGGCCCGGGTGAGCAATACCGGATCCAGGGCCACACCTACGGCCGCGGCTGGCAGCTGCGCGGCGAGCACGTTCAGAACGTCGCGGTGTTCTTCCTGCCGCGCGATCGTGAGCTCGACAAGGCTCACTTCTGGCACGAGCCCTACGACGAGTACGCCGGTCCGAAGGCGCTGGATCGTGTCGAGGGCATCGCCAAGCTCACTGCCGCACTGGGCCGGGCCGCACTCCCCCTGCTGCCCACCGCCTCGGCGTGGTGCCGGTACTGCCCGCACTTCCTGTCGGCCAGTACCGACCTTCAGAACTCCTGCCCCGGACACCGGGTCGCAGGTAGCCCCAACCCGGCCTGACCAGGCCCAACAGAAAAGGATCCACCATGTCCATCTGGGATGACCCTGAGCTTCGCGTCGGCGGAGACTTCATCAAGTTCGACAACGTCGGCGACACCGTGGCCGGCACCATCACCGCCGTCCGCGCCCACAAGTTCGACGACGGGAAGGTGGCTCCGCAGGTCCTGCTGACCACCGACGACGGCGAGGAGAAGACGGTTACCTGCGGGCAGGTTCGGCTGAAGTACGCCCTGGCCGAGCAGCGTCCCGAGGCCGGCGACCACATCACCATCACCCTGTCGCAGGTGGAGAAGCGCGCCGGCGGCAAGACGCTGAAGCACTTCGACGTCACCGTCAGCCGCGGTGGGGCGGTCCCGGCCATGGCGGCGGCTCCGGCTCCGGTCCAGGCGACCATCCCGGCCGCCGCTCCCGCCCCGGCGGCCCCGGCGGTTTCCGACGAGGCGATGGCCGCACTGGCGGCGCTGTCGCCCGAGCAGAAGGCCGCCCTCGGCCTGCCCGTCTGACCCCACCCCACCCCGGCCTGACCGTCCTTCCCCGGCGGTCAGGCCGGGCGCAGCCCCATCCCCAGGTACTGCCTGGCGGCCGTTCGTGACGGAGATGGGGCACGTGATGTACGCGATGACAGATGGCGTCCGGGCGCTCGCCACGCCAGGTGCACAAGGGTCGTGCCCCGTCTGCCAGGAAGCCGTCCGGCCGAAGTGCGGTCAGGTGGTCACCTGGCACTGGGCGCATGCCGGCCGAGATGACTGCGACCTGTGGGCCGAGCGCGATACGGCGTGGCACCGCACGTGGCAGGAGGTCGTGCCGGATGCCTGGCGAGAGATCGTCGTGGGTAACCATCGCGTTGACGTGCTCGCCCACAACGGCACCTTCGTGGAGCTACAGCACAGCACCATCTCGGTTGAGGAGATCAAGGAGCGCGAGGCGTTCTACGACCGGATGGTCTGGATCTTCGACGCGGTCGACGCCTACCGGAACGACCGGCTCGACATCCGCCGGCGCACCGGCAAGTCCTACGTCACGTTCCGGTGGAAGCACCCGCGGAAGACCCTTGGCGCCTGCCGGAAGCCCGTACTGCTCGATCTCGGCAACAACCAGCTGCTGAACATCGGCCGCATCCACCTGACGTCGCCGTGCGGCGGATGGGGCAAGCTCGCCACCCGAGACGACATCTGCGCCTGGCTGAACACCGGCTCCAGTGTGGAGCTGTCCGCGTGAGTGGCCCGTACGGTGACGCCTGGGAGGCGTACCGGCGCGCCGGCTGGAACGGCGTGCTGCCCCTGCCCACCCGGTCCAAGGCCCACCCGCCGACCGGCCACACCGGCGAGGCCGGCGTCTGGCCGTCGTACGCGGACTGCCACGCCTGGGCTGAGGGCCCGGAGGGGCGCGGCAACATCGCGCTACGCCTGCCTCAGCACGTCCTCGGCGTCGACGTCGACAACTACGACGGCAAGACCGGTGGGCAGACCGTCGCCGATGCCGAGGAACGGTGGGGGACACTGCCGCCGACGTGGCGCACCACCAGCCGCGACGACGGGATCTCCGGCATCCGCCTCTACCGCATCCCCGAGGGCCTGCACTGGCCGGGGAAGCTCGGCGATGCCACCGAGCTCATCCAGTACCGGCACCGATACGCCGTCGCCTGGCCGTCCGTGCACCCCGAGGGCCGGACCTACCGCTGGATCACGCCCGAGGGCGTCACCTCCACCGCGGTGCCCGACCCAGACGCGTTGCCGCTGCTGCCCCAAGCCTGGGTCGACGGGCTGACCGCCGGCGTCGAGCACACCGACACGCCGCGCAACAGTTATGCCACCGGACAGATCCAGGGCTGGCTCCTGACGCGGCCCGGTGCCGCTGACGGGCCGTGCGCCCGCACCCGGCGGGCGATCGACCAGGCCGTGGACGAACTGCGCGGCACCGGCTCGGCGCACGAGGCAATGACCGCCGCGGTGATGCGCGCCGTACGCCTCGCCGACGAAGGCCACGCCGGGCTTGCCGTGGCGCTGTCGGAGATTCGCGGTGCGTTCATCGCCGACATCACCCGTAGCGCCCGGCCCGGCCGGACCGAGTCCCTCGGCGCGGCAGAGGCTGAGTGGCGGCGTGCTGTCGACGGAGCGGTCAACAAGGTCTCGGCCACACCCAGCGGCATCCAGACGTGCGACTGCGACGGGCAGCTGACCGGCCTCATCGTCGGCGGGGCCTACCCAGTGGCGGGCGCCACGGCCCTGACGCCACTGGAGGCGCCACGCCAGCGCGAGCCGGAGCCGCAGACCGAACCGGAGCCTTCGGGGCGCGAGCGGACGTCCTGGTGGCCGCGCAGTCTCGCCGCGGTGCTCGCCGGTGAAGAGGAAGAGCCACCGCCGGCGCACCTGATCCGCGAAGACGGCTCCCGCCTGCTCTACGACGGCAAGGTCAACGCGCTGCTCGGCGAGTCCGAGTCCGGCAAGACCTGGGTCGCGCTGCTCGCCGTCACCCAGGCGCTCGCCGCCGGCCGGCGCGTCGCCTATCTCGACTTCGAGGACACACTGCCCGGCGTCGCCGGGCGGTTGCGATCCCTTGGCACAACACCCGACCAGATGCTGGCCCACCTCGACTACATCGGCCCCGATGAGACCCTGCACGCCGCAGCGTCCGATGACCTGCGCGAACACCTCGACGCGACCCAACCCGCTCTGATCGTGCTCGACGGTGTCAACGCCGCCATGACCCTGCTCGGCCTGGACCTGGAGAAGAACAAGGACGCGACCAGCTTCGCCCAGCTCCTGCTCCGGCCCCTCACCGTCGGCGGCGCCTGCGTCGTCGTCGTCGACCACCTACCCAAGAACAAAGAGAACCGCGGTAAAGGCGGAATCGGCGCCCAGGCCAAGCGCGCCATGATGACCGGCTGCGCCATTACCGTGGACGTACTCGACCCATTCGGACGCGGCATGACCGGACGATTGAAACTGACCGTCGACAAGGACCGGCCCGGTCATGTCCGGGCCCTCTGTCCTGACGCGAAAAGCCTCGGCACCGCCATTCTCCGGTCCGATTCAAGCACCGGAAGCGTCACCGTATCCATCGAAGAAGCCGACCCGATCTCACGCGCAGACCACGACCGCGGGCACAGCACGATGCTCATGGAGACGATCTGCGAGCACCTTGCCACTCAGCCGGAGCGCACCAGCCTCCGGGCCATCAGGCAGGCCGTCAAGGGCGGTAACCCTGAGATCGGCACCGCGCTGGAGTCTCTGATCCGCCACGGCTACGTCTCTCGGGAGGGCGCCGGCGCCGGCTTCGCCCACACCCTGATCCGGCCCTTCACGGTGGCCGAGGACCTCTCCACTCCAGACCGTGCCCGAACCGTGCCCAACCGTGCCCCGGGCACGGTTGCCACAAGCCGGAAAGAGACCGTGCCCACCGTGCCCCCTCCCGTAGGGGGGGCACGGGGCACGGCTCCGGAGGCCGGGGGGTCTGGCGCGGCCTCAAATCTCAAACCCTCGGGGCACGGTTCAGATCCCGAGATCGTCAAGATCGATGGCCGGGTCATCAACACGCGCACCGGGGAGATTCTTGAAGACGCTGGAGGCTCGCCGTGATCCCCGCCTGGCTTGCGCGGGCCATCGGGGACAATCGCCGTGCCGCGGCCCTGCGGCTGTGCCCGAGCTGCCAGGCGCCCACCCTCGTCGGCCTCGACGCCGACATCACCGCCTTCACCGCCCGCGCCGACGTCCTTCCCATCGACGAATTGGGGGAGACGATCGCGCTCTTGTCCGGGCGTTCCACCTACGACCTGGTGACGAATGGCGGGCGCAAAGAACTGACCCGCCGTGAGGAATGGAACATCAGCGGCACTCGCCGGTATCCGGTACTGGCCGCGCACAAATGCGGTGTGGCGCTGGACGCCTATGCCGCGCCCGTGATCAGAACGAGAAAGGTGAAAGCGAATGTCCCCCAGTATTGAGCGCTACCGCAAGAAGCCCGTCGTGATCGAGGCCGTACAGCTCGACGAGGGCAACTTCTACGCCGTTGGCGACTGGGCTGGAGTCGACGAGTGCTGGGACTTGGCCGCACCGAAGCCCGCGCTGTTCATCGACACGCTCGAAGGACGGATGAAGGCGTTCATCGGCGACTGGATCATCAAGGGCGTCCAGGGCGAGTTCTACCCCTGCAAGCCGGACATCTTCGAGGCGACGTATGAGCCCTTCCGCAAGGCCCCTGAGAGCACCGCTGACGCCCCCACTCCCGTGTCTGCGGCTACGGAGGCGCACGGAGAGGCTGGAGGGGCCGAGGATGCCTGAGGTGAGTGCGCTACTTGCTCGCAGGACGCGGCGGAGGCTCGTCCCTGTCGCCGACGAGGTACTCCAGCGAGGAGATCACCCAGGCGTTCAGGTCGGTGCCGAGCGCGGCAACGGACTCCTGGGCCCGCCGCTTCAGGTCGGGATGTGGGCGCGGGGTGATCGCGGGATAGCGGTGCTTGCTTGGCATGGAAGGAATCTTCCCACGGTGGCTTGCCACCTGTCCAGTCTCCCGCTAAGCTAGTGGCTAGCCACCTAGACCAGGAGAAACAAATGACCACCGAGATCTACAAGGGTCGCAAGATCGTCACTCGCATCCGGCGAGGACGGGACGGTCGCGAGGTGCGCGCCACAGTCAACGGCGTGGAAGCCATGTCGACCTACGCCTACGACGGAGCCGAAGCCAAGGTCCTGGACAACATCCACTGCCAGATCGACTTCATCGACCAGAAGCCGGTAGACGGCTCACGGTGGAGCATCGAATGGTATGACCCCAAGACCGTCGAACTATGCCCCGAGGGCATCCACGCCCAAGAGCGCGGCGGCAAGTGCACACACCCGACGTGCGTTGAAATGCGAGCGGAGACCGCTGGTGCCGCGACGCAAGCCTGAGCCGTGCGGGCAGGCCGACCAGCACACGGCCTGCCCGAGTGACTACTGCGCATGGCACGCATGGGCCGAGGAGATGGCGAAGACCCACAGGCAGCAGCGATGTCCCGGCTGTCGGCTCTACAAGATCTGGATCCCGAAGGAGGGGGCAGGGCGATGATCTACACCAGCCACGGCCTGATGACGGCGGCCGACCTGGAGGAGTACCGCCAGGACTACGACTGGGACGAGTTGCGCGAGTCCGGGTCGGACGACGAGTGCGAGCTGAAGCAGCCAGCCCCGGTCGCTTCCCCGGATGGTGAAGTGACGACAGAGGCGCAGGAGGGCTGAGGTGGGACTCACGTGGGAGACCGGCGAGGTCGAGTGGCTCGACGAGCCCGATCCGGAGCTGGAGGCGCTTGCCGCGCTGGACCGACTCAACGACCGCTTCGTCATCGTCGTGTCCGGGGAGGCCGAGTGACCCTGTCCGCGCACGTCATCACCGACCTGGAATGGGTCATCGCCTACTGGCCCGACCTCACCGAGTCCCGCCTGCCCGGCACCGCCCGGCCATGTGCCCCACAATGAGCGGAAGGAGGCGACCATGAGCGACGACCAGCCGAACGACATGGCCACCCGAACGAGAGACCCCGGCGGGAAGTTCACCCGGGACCTGGCCACCGCCGAGCGTGACGCGGAGGCCACCAAGCTCAGAGCCCGGGGCCTGTCCTTCCGTGCCATCGCCGCTGAGCTGGGCATGTCGCCTTCGAGCGCCCACGAGGCTGTCCAGCGCTGCCTGGCTGAGGCGCCGGCCGAAGCCGCCGGCGAGCTGCGTCCGCTGGAGCTGGAACGCCTCGATGAGATGTGGCGGGCCGTGTCTGCGGTGATGAAGCGTGACCATGTCACGGTCAGCCAGGGGCGGATCGTCCGGGCCCGGGTGCTGGATGAGAACGGTGACCCGATCATCGTGACGACCGACAAGGACGGCAAGCCGATCTTCCGCGAGGAGGAGATCCTCGATGATGGGCCGGTCCTCGCCGCGGTGGGTCGGCTGCTGGACATTCAGAAGCGGCGTGCTGCGCTGCTGGGGTTGGATGCGCCGCAGAAGGTTGAGCAGGGCGGGAAGCTGACATACGAGATCGTCGGCGTGGACTTGGGGGCGTTGTGATGCACCTCGCTGACCTGCGGCAAGTCACCGTCGCTCACCGGCGGGTAAGAACGATCAGGCCCTCATGACCGCTGGCGTCGTCCATCGCTACCACCCTCGCGGCGCAGCGAGACGCGTCCTCGAATCCCGTGATCCCGAGGTGCTCCTGTCCGGCCCCGCCGGCACTGGGAAGAGCAGGGCCTGCCTGGAGAAGCTCCACCTCCAAGCGCTCAAGTACCCCAAGATGCGCGGTCTCATAGCCCGCAAGACACAGACGTCGCTCGGCTCGACAGCCCTCGTCACCTTCCGAGAGCACGTCGCAGCCGAGGCCCTGGCCTCCGGTGCGATGCACTGGTACGGCGGGTCCGGTCAGCGTGCTGCCGCCTACCAGTACCGGAACGGCAGCGAGATCGTCGTCGGTGGCATGGACAAGTCCACGAAGATCATGTCCTCGGAGTACGACGTCGCGTACGTGCAGGAAGCCATCGAGCTGACCGTCAACGACTGGGAAGCCATCACCACCCGGCTCCGCAACGGACGCCTGCCCTACCAGCAGATCATCGCCGACACCAACCCCGACGTGCCGACGCACTGGCTGAAGGTCCGCTGCGATGAGGGCGCCACCTCAATGCTGGAGTCCCGGCACGAGGACAACCCGGTCCTGTTCAACGACGACGGCACCATGACGGAACGCGGCGCCGACTACCTGTCGAAGCTCGATGCCCTCACCGGCGTCCGATACCAGCGGCTCCGCAACGGCCTGTGGGTCGCAGCCGAGGGCATGATCTACGAGGAGTGGGACCCGGCCGTCCACGTGGTGGACCGCTTCCCCATCCCGCGCAGCTGGACCAGGTGGTGGAGCGTGGACTTCGGGTACACCCACCCGTTCGTGCTCCAGTGCTGGGCTGAAGACCCCGACGGCAGGCTCTACCTGTACCGGGAGATCTACTACACCAAGCGCCTCGTCGAAGACCACGCCAAGCAGATCCTGTCCCTGGTCACCGACGAGGACGGGAACTGGAACGAGCCCCGGCCGCGAGCGATCATCTGCGACCACGACGCCGAGGACAGGGCCACCTTGGAACGGCACCTCGGCATGGGCACGGTCCCTGCGAAGAAGACCGTGTCCGACGGGATCCAGGCCGTGCAGTCCCGCCTACGCGATGCCGGCGATGGGAAGGCGCGCCTGTTCCTGCTGCGCGACAGCGTGGTGGAGCGCGACCCGGATCAGGTCGATGCGAAGAAGCCGGTGTGCACCGCCGAGGAGATCCCCGGCTACGTGTGGGCGATCCGCCCGGGCGGGGAGCTGAAGGAGGAGCCGGTTAAGAACGCCGATGATGGCGTCGATGCGCTGCGGTATGCGGCTGCGGAGCTGGATCTGTCCGCCCGACCCCGCGTGCGGTTCATGTGAGGGAGGATCGACGTATGGATGACCTGGTGGCGTTCCTGCTGGCCCGGCTCGACGAGCGTGCCGCGAAGGCGCAGGCCGCAATGTGCGGAAGCGAAGGTCGCTGGTCGCAGGTCGACCCTGATCGTGAGCCCGGCCGGATCGAGGACGATCGCGGTGAGCCGGTTAGCTACTACGAGGGCAGCCCGACCGTTGAGCAGGCAGACCACATCGCGGCGAACGATCCTGCTTACGTGCTGTGCGAGGTCGAAGCCAAGCGGCTGCTGCTCGATGAGTTCGCTCACTATGCGCCGGGCGACGATGGATACCCGGAGTTTCATACGGCGGTTCGCCTGCTCGCCCTACCCGACGCCGACCACCCGGACTACCAGCAGGAGTGGAAGCCGTGAGCGACCTCGACGCCCTTGCGCGGTTCAACGACGAGGAATGGGTGAACCAGCCGTACACGATCGAGCTGCGCGGAGGGCGTGCGTGTGGCCAACGGCTGGCGTCTCCGGAGCTGCCGTCGATGTGGCGCGTTCCGGAGCTGCTCGGCATCGACTTCCTGACCGCATCAGAGCCCGCCCTCTCCACGGAGTCGTCATCCCGCGTCGCCGACTATCGGCGAACCGATGAAGTGACCGACGGCGGCGCGCACGTCTATGAGTTCGACCGGTTCGAGTAGCAGCTCGCAGTCCCGCACCTGAGCCGCTCCCGCCGTCACGGCAGGGGCGGCTTTTCGCGTTCCCGGAGAAACGCCAGGCCCCCGCTTTCGCCGTGAGACAAGGGACAGATCATGTCTCATGTAGCATCAGCGTCATGGCGATGCTCTCGGGGTTCACCAGCGCGTACCGCGCCGAACGAGCCATCCGCCACCCCCGAGCCCCCAGGACGCCGCTCCTCCTGCGCGTGGCCCGCCTCGCAGCCCGTGCCCTGCCTCGGTGGAAGCAGCTCCGCACCGCCGCCCTCAGCGTCGCCGGCTTCGGCTGCCTCACCGCCGCCGCCTGGACCGTCGCCCTCCCCCTCGGCCTTGCCGCTGCAGGTGTGTCCGTGCTGCTCATCGAGTACCTGACCGGTGATCGGTGAAGTCCCCACTCGGTGCGCTACTGAGCATCCGAGACGAAGCACCCCCCTACGTCGGCCGCGCCTTCTCCGGACGCACGCCGTGGTCCCACCGCACCAACGCCGAAATCCAGATGCGCGCCATGGGCTCCGTCGGCACCCTGTTCGCGATCGTGTCGCGCCTCGCCAACGCCACCGCGCAGAACGAGTGGAAGCTGTACCGCTCCGCCGCCTCTGGCAAGGACGAAGACCGCACCGAGGTCACCAGCCATGCCGCGCTGGACATCTGGCGGAAACCGAACCGGTTCTTCACCGGCCAAGAGTTCGTCGAGACGTTCGAACAGCACGTCGACCTCGTCGGCGAAGGCTGGTGGATCGTCGGCCGCAACCCGCGCATGCGGTCCGTTCCGCTGGAACTGTGGCCCGTTCGCCCCGACCGGATGATGCCCGTTCCGTCAGCGGAGGGCTTCCTCGCCGGGTACATCTACCTCGGCCCCGACGGCGATCAGATCCCCCTCCAGCTGGACGAGGTCATCCAGCTGCGGATGCCGAACCCCCTCGACATCTATCGCGGCATGGGCCCCGTGCAGTCGCTCCTCGCCGACCTGGACTCCGCCCGGTACTCCGCTGAGTGGAACCGGAACTTCTTCGTCAACGGCGCCGGCCCCGGCGGGATCCTCCAGGTGGAGAAGCGCCTCGGTGACGATGAGTTCGCCGAGCTGACGGCCCGCTGGCGTGAGCAGCATCAGGGTGTGGCGAACGCTCACCGGGTCGCCATCGTCGAGCAAGGCCAGTGGGTCGACTCGACGTACACGATGCGGGACATGCAGTTCGCCGAACTGCGGAACGTCCAGCGCGAGATCATCCGCGAAGCGTTCGGGTTTCCCAAGCCCATGCTCGGCACGGTCGATGATTCGAACCGCGCGAACATGGAAGCCGCGGACGTCATGTTCGCCCGCTGGCTCATCCAGCCCCGCCTGGAGCGGATCAAGCAGGCGCTCAACAGCGACTTCCTGCCCCTGTTCGGCACGACCGGCAAGGGCGTCGAGTTCGACTACGAGTCCCCGGTGCCGAACGACCGCACCGCCGACAGTGCCGAGCTGACCGCGAAGACCGCCGCCTACCAGGTGCTCGTGAACGCGGGCGTCGAGCCGGACGATGCGGCCGAGGTGTGCGAGCTGCCCCGGATGAAGATCAAGATCGTTGAGCCTCTGCCCGCACCGGTCGCTCCGCCCGCGCTGCCGCCCGGGCAGCCCGAGCCGGCGCCGAACCCCACGCCCCCGGCGCCGTCAGCCCGTGTGCGCAACGCAGACGACCCGCGCCTCCCGGAGTCCGACCTGCCCGACCTCACGCCCGTACAGGCCTCCTGGGTCGCCGCACTGAACGAGCTCCTCGCACAGTGGGTCAACATCGCTGCCGAGTGGGTCGGCTCCCTCATCACCGAGATCCGTGACCTCGTCGCCCGCGGTGACCGTGCCGGCCTCGCCGCACTGGCCGTGCCGGCCGATCTCGCCGACGACGGTGACGAGCTGCTTGCCGCGGCGATGATCCGCCTCGCCTACGAAGCCGCACAGCAGGTCGTCCGCGAAGCCGCCGGCCACGGTGTCGACGCTGAAGCCGGCGTGCCGGACGAGTCGGCGCTGCGCGACATCGCGAAGGTCATCACCCAGTCTCTGGCCAAGGAGACCGCGGTCTCCGCCGGGCGTGAAGCGATCCGCCAGGCCAGCCCCGGCGAGACCGGTGACGCCGAAGCGGACCGTGTCGCCGATGCTGTGCGCCGCGAACTGGAGGACGACACCGACAGCCGCCCAAGGCAGTGGCTCGGGCATGCGCTGACACAGGCGCAGCACACCGGCCGGACCGCGACGATGCGCCGCACCGAGACCAGCCGCTCCGCGCCGACGGTCGCGTACTACGGCCAGGAGCAGAACGACAAGAACACCTGCCGGTACTGCCGGGAGATCGACGGCCGCTGGCTCGGCAACACCCTCGACGACGCACTGCGGGACTACCCGGCCGGCGGCTACATCCGCTGCGAGGGCGGCCCGCGCTGCAGAGGCATGGTCGCCGCCGTGTACCGGCCACAGACAACGGGAGGCGCCGCGTGAAGACCATCGAGGCCGGCCTGATGGCGCGCGTGCAGGCGCTGCTCAACGGCCGGGAGAAGCTACCGCGGGCGAAGGTCGAAGGCCGGCCGAAGCTGCAGGTAACCGTCGAGGCCGACTCCACCGACATGCTGATCTACGACGAGATCGGATTCTGGGGCGTGTCCGCGCAAGACGTCGCCGACTCCCTTGCCGACGTGAAGGGTGACCTGAACGTGCGGCTGAACTCGCCGGGCGGGGACGTGTTCGACGGCGTCGCGATCTACAACATGCTCGCCGACCACGACGGCAACGTCACCATCACCGTCGACGGCCTCGCCGCCTCCGCTGCTTCGTTCATCGCAATGGCCGGCGACACCATCCGGATGAACCGCGCCAGCCAGATGATGATTCACGACGCGTCCGGGCTGTGCATCGGCAACGCCGCCGACATGACCGACATGGCCGGCCTCCTCGACACGATCTCCGCCACCATCGCCGGCATCTA